GGCGTTGCTTCTGTTGGGTATTTTCCAATGATTCTATTAAATACCGCTAAGACCAATACTTCTTCTATAAGCTATGCTTTAAATATCGTAGCAGCAACGGCTAATCCTGCTACTTATCAAGTATTTTTATCGCTAAAGAATAATTTAGGCATGGGCAAATACGATGATTTAACGTCGGCTGCTAATGGTAATTTTGCAGCTCCCGCCGCCGCTGCTACGGCATCTGCATTAATACAGTATAATTCTTTAGCTTCCAATTTACTCATTAAAATTGGCACAAATGCTAATAATTCGGTTCTTAAAGCTCAATTCCTACAATTGTAAGTAAAGAGGAAGATAAAATGCCGGCAACTAGTGGAAGTTATAGTTTTAATAGCATAAAAGGAGAGCTGATTATCAGAAAGGCTTATGAGTTAATCGGCATGCCTCTTAGCATGGTAACTGCCGAGCAATATAATTCAGCACTTAATATTATTAATTTTATTTTAAGTGATTGGGCTAACTCTAACGTCAACTTATGGACATTAAAGCTAAATCCTGTTTTTTTAACTCCAGGACAAGCATCCTACCCTCTGCCGAGTAACATTACTAAAATATTTCAGGTATTCTTAAGAAGCAACGTAAGACAATTAAATGGAACACCGCAATCAAATACCGCAAATACTTATGATGGAAACGGCGGAGGAATTGCTGCTTATGCTTTTGATGGTAATCCACTGACAAGATGTACACAAGACGTTCAAAACGGCAATATTTCTTATGATTACGGTTTAGGGGTAACAAAGCAAATCAGCATTATCGGCATTCAAAGTTATGTTTCTAATCGTCCATATAGCTTAGTTTTAGAAGCATCACAGGATACGATAAATTGGTTTCCTGTTTTTACCCCTCCTCCATTATATCCATATCAAGCACATGTAATTTCATGGTTTTATGTACCTGATCCAATTTATGCAAGGGCATATAGAATTAAAGAAACAGGAGGATACACACTCGATATTGAAGAGCTTTATTTTAATAGTATAAGCCAGGATACTACAATGAGCGAGGTATCCAGATATGAATATTTAACCTATCCCAACAAATCACAAATCGGTAGACCTACTATTTACTACGTTGATTACCAGCGGACTCCATCCCTCTACATTTGGCAGACTGCTGCTCCAATGTATAATTTAATAATGTATAGCGGTCAAAGTAGTATAGAAACGCTAGAGAATTACACGCAAAGTATAGATATCCCATCATATTTTTATACTCCTCTAATATACGGACTCGCTAGCATGCTAGCAGCACAATACGCTCCTGAAAAAGAAGAAGGCTTAAAAATTAGATATCAGGAAACTTTAAATCCAGCAGTGATTAATAATACAACGGAAGTACCGCTTAAACTGGAGGTGTATAGTGACTAGCTTAAAAGTTATCCCTGTAAATACGCAAATGGGAGATTACGTTAGAAAGGACGTAATTGAACCTATTGGAACTTGTGATTATTCAGGGTTTCCTTTTAGCAGGTCTGATTTAGTTAAACAATATGAATGGCGAGGGAATCAGTTAGTCTGGACAGGAGCAATAGTCGGGCGTCCTTTTGTTGATGAGCCAAACGAGCAGAATAGACCACCGCAAATAAAAGGTGATCCGAAAGCCGTACAAAATCCTCGCCCATTTGGGATAGAGACCCCGCAAGGCCCTGAGGCAACTGGTAATAGCTCGCCTGTTATTTTAGAAGATATCAACTTTACAAGTGATGATATACCTCCTGTTTTACCTGATTTTGCCGGTCAGAGTGTTAGCAATATAGACGCACGAGAGCGTTTGGAATCGTTGCACCAAATTAAGTTCTAAAGTAATGGCTAATAATTTTAATCCGGGTTTTGATAGAGAAAAAGCAGCTTTTATAGCGCTAGCTAATAGAGGTGAAGGACTCACTCCAATTAACTATTTATATGCAAAAGAGGCTAGTTTTGAAAGTATTTTGTCTCCTGTTATTACCGGCGGTACTGCTGAGCTTTATACAATATATGCAACCGGTATTAACTCTGCGAGCATCACTAATACTGAAGATATTATTACTAATAGGCTAAAATGGAGTAATCCTTCTAATGATTATTATGTCGGCTTTACCGCCGGTAATCTAACCGGGAACACCATCTGGAGATTACCGCTGCAGGATGGAACTGACGGGCAAGTACTAGCAACAAATGGCAATGGTATTCTATCGTTTATCGATGCCAGCGGAGGATCAGCACCAAAGGATGCTACATATATCTTGCAGCAACCAAGTATCGATCTTCCAAACGCTCAAGCCTTAAATCAGCTAAATAATGGTTTAATGAAGAACAATGACGGTGTTATACAAATTGCTATCCCTGGAGAAGATTATTTAAGTACCGCCTTGCCTTCAGGTCAATTATTTATAGGTAATAGTTCAAATATTGCCACAGCGCAGCAAACCATTACCATTGATAACCTACCAAATTTAGGAACTACAAGCATTAACGTGCCTAATCCTCTTGATCCGATTAACCCTATTACAATTTCAGGAGGTAAAATCTGGCACGGCACTGATAGCAACAGACCGGAAGAATCTGATGCCTTATTAGTGTTAGAAGGAGATATTGCCTTAATTAATTTCAGGTTTTTTAGCGCTAATTTTATTCTTGGAAAAGGTAACAGCGTACTACAAACATTAATGCCGGGTTCACAATTTCTATCAAATCTCCCTAGCGGTTCCTGGATGCAGACAAGCAGCGCAGGAACAGGAGCGATCGTAGCAGCTACCATCCTAGAGAATCAACTATTGATGGGTGGTTTAAATAACGTGCCGGAAGCACGGCAAACTATAAATATTGCAAATCTACCCTCCTTAACTGATGGGAGGGTCTGGCAAGGGGACGCAGCAAATAGACCGGTAGAAGTCCAATTAAACCTTGCTCCAACCGATGCTACTTACATAATAAAAACTCCGAATGTCAATTTACCTGAAGCACAGGTTTTAGAGGAACTAGGGATAGGAATGGCCAAGATTGTTGCCGGCGGAGCTTTTGCAATTGCAATTGCCGGCGAGGATTATGCAACTATTCAGCAGTTAGAAGAAATAGAGCAGCAATGCCAGCAGTATGCAGAGCAAGCGGCGACATCAGCAGAGGAGGCGGCGTTATCAGCAGAAGAAGCAGCAGCGTCAGCAGCAGAGGCATCAGGGTCAGCGGTAGAAGCTACGGCTGCGGCGGCAGAAGCTACGGCAGCAGCAGCAGAGGCTACGGCGGCGGCAGTAGAAGCATCGGCGGCGGCAGTAGAAGCATCAGGGTCAGCGGTAGAAGCTACGGCTGCCGCTGCTGCAGCTACTGTTTCTGCTTTAGCTGCGGGAATTTCAGCAACTAGTGCATCAAGTTCGGCTTCTGATGCTCAGCAGTCGGCAAATAGTGCCGCAAATTCTTCCTCAAATGCCGCTGCTTCTGCTTCTAACGCTAACATTTCCGCTGATAACGCAGCAAACAGCGCAAACGAAGCTCAAGCCTATTTAAACACCCTTTTAAATACCGGATTAACTCTGCAGGGAGACGTAAGCGGTGGTGGCTTATTAAGTATGCCGATTGTTACTACGTTTAAACCTAATCCGGTATTTACCGGTAACAGCTCAATGACTATGCCGGCAGGTAACAGCATGCAAAGACCGAATGCGCTAATTCCTGGAATGATCAGGTTTAACACTTCACTTTGATTTTATGGTAAAATTTATTAAGAAAAATAAAAGAGAAAACATGAGCAATAACTTAAATGACCATAACCTAAAAGCGCCATTACCGACACCTACCGGAAAACCTGAATTTACCGATGGAATAAACTGGTTTACTTTAGCAACTGAAGATTGGGTGTTAAATAACATTGCTACGATACCTGCCTGTTTAGTAGGAACTATTAGTAATTTAACAGCTATTTATGCAAATGGTACTAATGGGACGGGAGCTACTTTAACTAATTCAGGAACGCAAACCGCACTTGTTATTGATGGAGTTGCTTTAGCTGAAGGTAATAGAGTCCTAGTTAAAGATCAGACAGCTGCTTTGCAAAACGGAATATATATAGTAACTAATATCGGTTCTACTACAACTAACTGGGTATTAACAAGAGCTGCCGACTTTGATTCTCCGTCTCAAATGGTTAGAGGTGATGTAATTAACATAATTAGCGGAACAGTAAATGCCGTAACTGCTTGGATGCTTACCGGAGCCGTTGCAACTGTCGGTACGGATAACATTGTTTTTGCCGAATTATCGGAAAACAATATTGTAAGCATTGAGGGCAGCGCTAATCAAATAATAGTTACTGTAAATAATAACATAGCCACAATTAGCATTGCACCTAATCCTATTATACCAGGTAATGCAGGTATTACAATGCCTGGCGGCTCTACATCCGAGCGTCCTAACAATCCATTACCCGGTACTTTAAGATTTAATACAGAAATTTAAAATGAGCAAAAATAAAAGAATATTAACAAAACAAAAACCACAAGCTCAGCAAATTGTTAAGCTCGAGTATTATGATGGAGTAACGTGGCAGACTCTTAGCGATGAAAGTTACGTAGAAGATAAATCATTGCAAATATGTTGGGATTTATTAAACGATGATACGGAGGTAATATGGCAACCACTGTAATTGTCGGAGGTATAAAACCGAATTTAAAAATCTTAGGAGATACACAAAGATTTTTATTTGAATATCCTAATGGAATTTTGAGATTAGAAAATATATTACCGATAGAATCTAATGTCATTAATTTAGACCTCGATCTACTCAATATTCAGGAGAAGGGATATAGAGCAGGTTTTTTTTCTGACTCTAGTAATATTAATGGGACGTTTCATTTAAGTTCTCTAGAATATCAACAAAATCAGCAAAATTCCGGTATAATTGGAAGTTTTTTAATGACTTTTAATGAAAACAGTTCGGATCAATTTTTATTCTATAAAAATATAAATGTTAATAATAACAGAATCTCTAATGTTGCGACTCCTGACGCAGACACAGACGCCGCTAACAAGATATTCGTAGTAGAGTACGTAAACTCTGTTTTACCGGTCAATACTGTTTCTTTATTAGGTGATATTACGGGGTCAGGAGTAACAGGAACACCTATCAATACTTCTTTAAGCAATGTGATTAATAAAACTACAAATCAGATTTTTAATTATACCGCTACCGGAAGTACTGCTGCAAGCTTTGATTTTGATTTAACTATTCCTAATAGTACTAACAAAACATTAAGATTCCGAATGAATAGGAATAATACTAGTGATGGAGCAGGTTATGAATTTCAGTTTTATGCACCAACAAATGGAATAGATACTCTTACTTTTGGTTATAATTCAGGTAGTCAGTTCGGGGCTATCTATTCTATGGCTAATAATGCACAGGTTATTAATTATAACTATGCACTCAATATCAACGACTCAGGCAATTATAAACCTTACAGCGGGAGTTACGGTTACCTTAATTCAAGCGGCAACACGGGAACAGCATCAGGGCAGAATCCTTATTCAATTAACTGCAATAATAGAGTCAAAGCTTCCGAGTTTGATTCCGTTTCTTCTATTAAAACCAAAAATATTGAATCTTCAAGCAAAGATATAGAAGAGGAAGCGTTAAAGATATTTAATAAAATACCTTTCTTTAAATACAGTTATAAAGATAAAATTAAAAATGGTGAGGGGGTAACTTTTGGGGTTATTGCCGAACCTTTAAAAGAGATTTTACCTGATTATGTCGTAGAGGACAAAAGTTTTGTCCCTAACATATTACAGTCTTGCCTAATTAAACCGATAACGGAATGTAGCTATGAATTGGTATTTAAAGAAAAATTAACCAACATTGAAGGGAGTAAACTACAGTTAATTTTACTTAATAAATCAGTTGAAGTAGAGATTTTAAAAACTACCCCAAAGCGGTTAATTATTTCCTGCTCTGAAAAACTACCGGGCAACGGGTTTGCTTACGGCACTTTTGAAACCTGCCCGTCAGTTACCAAAAATAAACTTTTTGAATTATCAATGGTAGTATTAAAAAACACCTTAAAACGTGTAGATATTCTTGAAAGAAAATTAAAAAAACTTAAAAGGTAAATATGACAATAGTAAATTTTGGATATGAAAAAAAGATTATAACTCCTGATGAATTATTATCTTTAAAAGAAGAGCCTTTTGTTATTTTAGATACAACGATTTTAAACTGTATCATTCCTCATAGAATCGGCATAAGAAAATTAAAAAATCTTGTGCCTTACAAGTGTCAAGGGGCAATCTTAAAAGTAATGCTTGGTGAACTTGTTTTTGGTGAAGTAAATACCATTGATTTTTTAGACATTTTAGAAGATCAATTTATCTTAATCAACGTCAATAACTGCAATCCTAAACCATATAAATCCGTATTAGGTTACCCTTTAACTTTAGTAAATGATGGAGAAGAGTTGTTAAACGGCGATGCTGTTTTAGAAATACATGTTTTTTATTCTGATATAGGACAAGAAAATTAACGATACCGGAAACATAAATTTATTATAACTTTACTAGGAGAAACAAAAATGAGCGTTCAAAATTTGCCAAATTTAAAAATCGTAACTCAAACCCAAGTTGATTTATTATATTTTAATAGTGTAGTAGCACAAGTGTTTAGCCAACCTTCTATTTATGCTTCTATACCATCAGATGTACAATGTGTTAATCAGAATGGTAGTTATTTATTCGGTTATTATAGCCCTGCTAATCCAGAAACGCAAAAAGCATGGTATCTAGCTTTACAGTCTTCAACAACACAAACTATTGAAGATAGTAATAATTTAATTGCACAAGTACCAGAAGGAGCGCCAAAAGGCTCTGATCTAATAACTATTCTTAACACTCTTATTACTGATTGTCATTCAATTCAAGCTTTAATACCTCCCTTAGAAACATTGTAAATATTATCTATAGAGACTTTGATGAAAATAGATAAAGTTCTTTCTTTTGATGGCGGCGGCATGAAAGGTTTATTTTCTGCTTATTTCATGAAATACTTTTGCCGTGATGCAGGCATACCAAGTAATCAGATATATAAATATTTTAATATTATAGCTGGGACTTCTATCGGAGGTATTCAGGCCTTAGCATATGCAAGCGGTTATAGTCCCGATGATATGATCGAGCTATTTTTAGCTCAACAGAATCCTTTAAACAACGGAAGTAACAACCCAAGTAGTATTTTTTATCCTCCTGTCTCAACATTGCAGAAAATAAATACCATTCTATATGGCGATCAAACATGGTATCAAAATACAAACTTAAAAGCCCTGCTAAATGCTAAATTTGGGCAAAGCAAAATGTTTCAGCTAAAAACTAATGTACTAATTCCTAGCGTTGAAATCTATACAACGCAAGTACCAGATGTCGGCACTGATGTTAAAGCTTATCGTCCGGTGTTATATTCAAATATAAAATTCAGAGGGCTCGAAGGTCAGAATTATCTAGTTCAAGACGTAGCTTTATCAACAAGCGCCGCTCCTATTTATTTTCCAGCAGTTGATTCTAAAATTGACGGAGGAGTATTCCAGAACAACCCCGCAGCATTATCATGGGCTTATAACAATGCTATTAATCCTTCTGCTAATCGTACTTGTATTCTATCGGTTGGTACGGGGCTTGGGACAATAGGATTATTTGATCCAGTACCAGTGCCGCCTCCTGAATCTATAAAAAAATATCTTAATGAGTTTAGAAATTTTTTATTGTTACATAAAAATTATACAACAGAAAAAACAGAAGAAATCGTTAATTCAATCCTTCCTGATTTTGAAAATGTTTATTTGTTACTTGATTTAATATCATTAGGAATAAGTGGACCGCAAGAGGCGATTAATAAAATCTTGGAATTATTATCTTTGTATGGCACTAAAATAAATAATCAGGATTTATTTTATTATCGTTTTAATACCATTTACGACTTAAACGAAGACACAGAACTTGATACTACTAATGCTGATTTTTTAAACTACATACAAACAGCAGCAGAGCAGCAATATCAACAGGACGCCATAAAGATACAGCAATTTATTCAAAAATGTAATTTTCAAAAATAATTACATTTATACGATTTTTAAGAGTTATAAGTACTTTGTGTTATAATAAAAAAGAAAAAGGAAACATATGGCAGACTTATCAAACATTACCGCTTTAAGCGGTCTTACTATTACCAGTGATCAAACTACCGGAACTAATAATCCTAACGCTACTTTTGCTTTTCCTAGTGTTACCACTACGCAGAGAGATAAACTAGAAAACGTTACTCCTTACGTAGTAAATAGTTCTACATATAAAGTAAAACCTGGCACTGTGATTTTTAATATTACGACTGGTTTTTTACAGATTTTTGATTTTGTAAATAATGCTGGAGTATGGCAAAACGTAGTTTCAATAAATACAATTGCTAGCGGTGTCGGTCTTACTAATGGGACACCTTTTGTATTTCCATCTGGGCCGTCTGCTTCTGTTGAAGTTGCTGCTAACCAAGTAAGCGGGTTTGCTTATTATAATACAACTGGTAGTAATCTTAGAATATATGATAATGGTGCTTGGGTAACAGTTACCGGTACATAAAAAGCTTAAATGAATTATACTACTCTCTTTAACCAGATAATAGCTTATGCCAATAGAGGCGGTAGCATTGAATTTGCTGCTGCCATTCCCTATTTTATTGAGATGGGACAGCAGAAAATCTGGAAAGAGCTAAATACTCTTGGTTTTCAAAAGGCAACAGAACCTAAAAAGTTTCAAGTAAACAATGCAACTATTAAAAAACCTGCTGATTGGCAGGAAACTATTTCAATAAGCTACGGCTCGGAGGATGCATTACTTATAAATAACGTTGTCCTGCTTCCTAGAAGTTATGAGTTCTGTATAAATTACTGGCCGAATGTTAATTTAAGTGACCCCGCTAATCCTCCTCTGTTTTACTCAGATTATATATCCTTTAGAGCAGATGCAAGTCCTTATGAGTATTATCTGATCGTTCCAACTCCGGATAAAGCATATAATTACCAAATAACTTACATAGGAAGACCTAATTTAATTACAAATGAGAATCAAACAAACATACTAACAGACTATTACCCTGATCTTCTATTTTATGCTGCTTTTTTAGAGGCTCTTATTTATTTAAAGGATGATCAGAGAATGCCCGTCTATACAAAATTATATCAGGAAAGCTTAACGTCTGCTAATAATTTGACCAAAGATCGTTACATCGATCGTAGTGTAAAAAGAGATATAGGGTAATTTATGGCTACGCAAAAACAGATGTTTCCTATTACCTATAAACCGGGAATACTACGTGATGGTTCATTTTTTCAAGGAAGTTACTGCATACGGGGGCAATGGGTCAGATTTTTTAGAGGTCAACCTCAGAATATCGGGGGAATGAGAAATTATGTAATATATCTGCAAACTGTACCTGAACTGCTACCACCTAGCTCCACTCCAACCGCAGCTCTTATATACTATGATAGTGATGGGAATAAACACATTTTAGTTGGAGTTTCTCTAAATAGTGTTGATGATAAATATAGCGTAATAGATGCTACTTATAACAATATTGGTGGTCAAACCTTAACTTATTTTAAGAAATTCACTAATCCTACCAATACCTTGACACAATTTGTTGTAGTCATAAGCATTATTAATAATGTTAAAACAGAGCTAATATTGTGTTTAGGTATGAAAAACTACCTGGATATCAATAGCAACGAAGCTGTTTCTACTATCTTGGCAAAGAAAGATACTGGTGAGTTCTGGACAGTAAAATTTAAAGCAGATCCGGTTAAAAACCAAAATGAAGAATTTAAACAACCTATACCTACAGAAGATAATTTTATTTTTAAAGAAGCAACGGGAGGAATGCTTTACGTGGGAAGTAGATTATTTTATTACGGCAATAATGGGCTTGTTAGATGGTCTTCAGCATCACAGGAAAAATTAAATAAAAAAACAAACATAACCTGCCCATTTCTATTTTTTGAAGATAAATATTCCATCAATATTAGCACCGATAAAGTAATCTACGGCGCAGAGTGGCGAGGAGGAACAAACTCGCCGACTATAATCTTCTGGACACTCGGCTCCGTTGTTCTTATTAGCAATACTACAGGTAGCAATAATCAGATTATTGATGATCCTGATGACCTTTCTTTTAGCAAAAAGGTATTATCAAGAGATAGCTCCATTCTATCTTCAAATAGCGTAGTTGAATATGACGGAATATTCTACTGGCCTGGAACACAAAGATTTTTTGTATTCAACGGCGTAGTTCTTCCTCTTGAAAATAATCTTAATCGTCAGACTTTTTTTGATACTATTGATATGAGTAAGCGCCAAAAGGTCTTTGGAGTCAAAAACGTAAGCAGAGATGAAATATGGTGGTTCTACCCTGAAAAGGGGAAAGATGCTAATGTTGGATGCACCAGAGCCGTTATTTACAATGTTGTAGATAATACCTGGTATGATACGGATATAGAGCGAGCAGCGGGTTATTTCGATAATACCGGCGGTAATATGTACACTGTAGGAAAAAACCTGAGTCCTTACGAAGGTGATAATAACAGTTATGTCTGGCAACATGAAGTCGGAAACGATCAGGTCAATCTTTATAAAGCACCAGACCAGCAAACTAAAGCTATTCCTTCCTTCTTTACCACACCTATAATTTCTTATGCTACCTTTAACCCACAAAAACAGGTAGCAGGAATTGATTACAACATAGCTATAGAAAGGATAGAGCCTAATATTGTCGGAACAAAAAAGATAAAGATGACTGTTAGTATCAATACGTATGAATATCCTGCAAGTACTCCTGTAACAACCACTTATGACCTTACTGAGGATGGAGGACTAGAGAATATTATTAGACCTGCTATTAACGAACGCAAACAAGGAAGAAATATTAATTTTACCTTCAAATCAGAAGGTATCGGTTCCGGTTATCAGATGGGAACTACCTTTGTTTTAGCTGAAATAGATGATGGTAGGCCATGATTAGCGTTTATCCCAAATATATTAGCATTAAATATTGGGCAGCTACTGTTTGCGATGATTACTCGGATTTCCCTCTTCCCATCCTCCATGATGAAACGAAATGGGCAGCATGGGCAGAAACCTTAATCGGAATCGAGCCTTTTGCAAATAGAGGAGTACCGAGTCCCTATAAGGGAGGTAGGAAAAATGAACTTGCCTTTAAAAACTGGGAAGAATGGGCAAAAAAAGCCTATTTGGTAATGCTTGCGCAGGATAATAATAATTCATCATAAGCCTCTTCGTCTTCTAAAGAAGACCATTCAACCAGTAGATTTGATAAATAGTTCAAATATTCATAATTCATATAAGGTAGTTTATTTAATCGAAATAATTACAAACCTAGCTCACTATGAGAACCAAGACGCACTAGCTCCAAAATATTGTCATCAATTTTTCTATAAATTAGCACTAGATCAGGTTTGATATGACAATCTCTAAAATCCTTAAAATTACCGTTAAGAGAATGATCGTGCATGCTTTGCGGTAATTCTTTGTCTATAGTTAATAACTGCAATACTTCAAATAGCTTTTTTACAAGCCAAATTTACATGATTTTTTTAAGCCTAGATGTATTCCATGCTATAATAAAAAAGAAAAAAGTGAGCAGATCAATAATTATGGCTCTAGACCTTGGTACTACTACCGGCTGGGCTACCTGCGATTTATCGGGTAACATAACTTCTGGGACTACTAGCTTTAAAACCGGTAGGTTTGAAGGCGGCGGCATGCCTTTTTTACGTTTTAAACGATGGCTTACCGATTTTAAAAATACTTTGGGGGTTATTGATGCGATTTATTTTGAAGAAGTAAGAGCTCACAAGGGAGTAGACGCCGCCCATAAATACGGAGGATTCGTTGCTCACCTGACCAGCTGGTGCGAACATCACGGAATACCTTACTCTGGCATACCTGTCGGAACGATAAAGAAGCATATTACCGGCAAAGGAAATGCTCCTAAGGAGTCCGTAATAACTGCCGTTAAAAACAAGGGATTTTCTCCCATTGACGATAATGAGGCCGATAGCCTTGCTCTACTTGATTTTGTATTAACAAACCATAATAAAGGTATTTAAAATGTTTAAGAAACTTAATTTATTAATCGCTACTGCTAGCCTTTTATTCTCAAAAGTAGCTATGGCAGATAGTAAATATTATATAAAGGGGGGAATGGGAATAAACCATATCCATACAGTTAAATTTAGTAATCATGATTTTGAGGGTAAAATAAGGCTAGCAAATAGTTTTCCTTTAATTGAGGGAGGAATAGGTTATAAATTAACTGATTCTATTAGAGCTGAAATCCTTTTTGACTATTATTTTTTATTTCATACCGCTGAAACTTCATACAATCCTAACAAGGATATTTTTAAAATATTAGTAACAACCAAAGCTGATAGTTTAATGCTTAATGTATATAAAGACGTATTAAAGCTTGGTAAAATAACTCCTTTTATTGGTGGAGGAGTTGGAATTGCTACATTAAAAGAAGTCGGTAAAGGTTTTGCTATTTCAGCAGAAGATAAGATGCATTTTCCTTTGGAAAGTACTCAAAAAAAGACGTTTTATAAATTTGCTTATAAACTAACCGCAGGTCTGGATATGAAAATTAGCGAGACAGCTACGGCGGAAATAAGTTATAATTACTTTAATCTAGGAAATAATAAATCCAGAAATATCGGTGGCCTTAAAAATATCGGCAATCGTAATTACGGAGTTCATAATATTACCGCAGGTTTAAGATTTGCAATATGAAGTTAAAAGAATTACCAAAAGCTCCTATTCAAATACAACGGGATAATTTATTAATTGAGGTAGAACAGTTAAAAACCGCTTTACTTCAAAAAGATAATATCATTGCTACAAAAAGCAATACTGTTACAGAATTACAAAACCGCTTAAAAGTTCAGAGCGATTTAGCAACTGCAACCAGTACGCAGCTAGCTAATACACAACAAACTTTAAATTCAAAAATTCTAGAGTGTAATACTCTAAATGAAAGAATTGCTACCAAGGATTTGATTATATCTGAAAAACAAAACACTATTACCCAGCTACAAAATCAAAGAACCGTAGAGCATTTAAGCATCCAAGAAAAAGAAGCTCTTATTGTAACAATAACCCGTGAAAAAGCTTTACTTGTAGAAGAGCATCACAAATCTATAGAAGCATTAAGAGAACAATTGGAAGATAATAAATTACTTATCTTACAAAAAGAAAGTAGCTTGAGAGAACTAGAAAATCTTAATCGTGATCAAGCTTTATCAATGAACAGGCTTGAAGAAAGGGTGAATATTTTAAATCCCTCTTACAATCAACTTGAAACCGATCTCTTAGAGAGGGATAGCATCATAAAAACTCTTGAAGAAGATAACCATAAAAAAGAGTTGGTTATTAAAGAAATGAACAATAACCTACTAAAGAAAGACCTAATTGTTCAGGAGTTAGAAAATAAATTAGTAATTTCCGAAATAAAAACTGCTCCCGCGATAAACTATGAACTAGTCTTATTAAAAGAACAGTTAACTGATAAAAACCTAATTATTGAATTGTTAAAAAGTCAAAAAGCTCCTGTGTTTGAAATTTCCGATAGTAAAATACTGGAATCATTGGATTTTGATAATATCGACTATAAACTAATTACGAATGCGCCTTCAACAATAAATCATGATATTTTAAAAATTGAAAATATCCCACTTGCCCAGTCTGTATTATTAAGTGGTGATGTATCTCTCATAGAGGAAGAAGACTCAAATTAATATTGCCTATTTTTTAGGCAATTCTTGAAAGCTTAGAAAAATAACCTTTGTTAGCTTAATTCACAAAGTTATCAAGAGTTTTGTGGATAATTAATCTAAGATTTTGACGTTACTTGCAAATGTCTTTTGACCTTTGATATTTAGTTCGTATTCTACTTTCTGATTCTTTTTAAGCTCTTCTATACCTGACTTCTTAAGGTCGTTTTCATGGAAAAACACATCTTTTGAACCATCATCAGGTTTAATAAATCCATACTTGCCTTCGGTAGAATAAAATTTAACAACTCCTCTTTTCATAAATATAATTTCATTAGTTAAATATCCAACCCAAAATATCAGATTTAACGTGTACTTAAAAGCATTTCTGGTTATTCCGGTAGGTTATTCATCTCCTGCAAATTTTTATTTAAAGCTACCGCAGAATATCCGGTAATTGCTTTAATACGATGATTTAAAGCGGTAGTAGTTGCAAGGTTATTAGGGTTTTCTGCTAATTTTAAGGCTAAATCCAAAAACTTTTTATCGGTTAATAACTTGGTTGCACCATATCCCCCGCCAAGAAGCTTGGCTGTGGTAATAGGATCATAAAATAATCCAAAAATTGCCGCGCTAATCCCACCGGTAGTAGCCGTCCCTGATGGATTAGGAATATTTTTACTTTTTATAGCCATAGCTTTAGCTACAGTGCCTAATTTTTGTATTTTTTTAAAAGTCTCAGGAGTAAGTTGTTTTCTAATAGATTCAGAGTTCTTAGGATTGTTTATTGCTTTAGCAAGAGCGTTATAAGATAGACTATCAGTAGCATAATTCGTAGCTTTATGGCCGAGTATATTTTCCAGTTTTTCTCTTCTAGCTACATCCCCGTATAATTTATCGGCTTCCTTAAAAGCATCATACCACTCAGGATTAGTTTTGCCATACTCTTTGATATCCTGCGAAATCGCTTTTTGTATTTTCTTAAGCTGATTTTTAACTCCCGCGTCTGTATCCCATTTTATAATGGAATTCAGGCTCTTTTTAGTCCCAACAAGTTTATTAACATCATATTCTTGTAATGGTAACTTTATAGGACCATACTGACTGACTATCTTTGATGCCGGTTCAATCTCATTTTTAATAGTTTCAAGTGACTGCAGGAGGCTTTTTTCATCAGGGGAAAGAATAGCCGTATTGATTTTAATATCATCAATGGCCTTTTTAAGATTAACCGGTAATACTTTTGCCTCCTGTGGTAATGAAGTCGCTACTTTATTATATAAACCGGCAA